GGAGGTTGCGCCGCAGGATGGCCACACCCCCCCTAATTTATAAACCACCGACATGTAAGTCATTGCTCCCCTGGGTGGGGTGAGGGGATATCCCCATAGCCAAACACTGTTTGCATACAGCTTGCTATGGGCAACGGGTCCCTACACTTGCACACGATGAACACATCGTCCTCTGCGACGAAGCGCTCCGCGATGTAGTGCTGGGGGTGCCAACACGAGGGCTGGAAGTCCACGTCGAAGATGCCTTCGGTGCAGGGCATTGCTCGCCTGCGCTCGGCATCCTTGCGCTCTTGGTAATCGTGGCACGCTGGTATCCCCCACCCAATGGCTGCGATGGTGGCCAGCGTACCCACCACCAGGAACCCGTATTGCCACCACCTCATGAGTCCCTCTTGGTGACGTGCCACGCTGTGCAGGCACGACAGAAGTAGCACCTCAGTCGATGTCGATTGTGCCGGGTGGCTCGGCGCGCTTCGTCCTTCGACAGGTAGCAGCGCTTGCCGCACGGCTCGGGTCTCATTGGGCCATCCGCCTCACCATGCGCACGACGTCGCTGTCGAGGCAGGTGACCACTGCGCCGAGGGCGTCACCAACGTGCTCGCACTCCTCGTATCCCCACGTGTACATCATCGCCTCGTCGCGAATGTCGGGGCGCGCGTGCCACGTCCAGTGCTGGCGCTTCGCTCCCTTGTAGGAGCCCGTCTCGCGCACGAGCACTTCGGCGACGCTCTTGCCGTAGCGCCGGCACAGCGCAACTTGCACCTCGGCCTTGCTTGCGCTCTGGCTGCCAGCAAGCGTCTTCTTGAGCTGCTGCGGGTTGCATGCGGCGATGGGCAGCTGATAGCGCCAACCGAGTGCAGCGACGATCGCCTTGCCGATCCCGAGGGCCGCCGCGGCTCGGGCGCCCTTGCTGCCATGCGGGAGCTCGGCGCAGATCGCGTGCACGCCCGAGAGGCCCGGTTGACCTGCGCTCGATATGACGACGTGGAGCGCATCGAGGATCTCGCGCACACGCCGAATGTCATCGTGGGCCACGAGCACACCGAGCTTGGCGTCGCTCTTCTTGGTCACGATCGTGCGCATGTCGAGAACGCGCTCGCTGTTGCCCTCAAGGGCGACGAGCGCATAGCCCACGTGGGCGAGACCAACGTCGATGCCGAGCACGCATGGGAGCCCGCTCGGCGCGGGCGCGCCGGTGCCGAAGACCGTGTCACCGAGCGCTTTTCCGAAGTCGAAGACTTGAGCCATTCCGCTACTCCTCTTTCGGTGAAAGGTTCGGCGCGCCGGCCCCAGTGACGCCCATCACCGGTTCTCCGGCGGCCGAAGTCTTGATGCGCGGCCATGCCATCGACACGTTGATCGCAACGCACGACGTCAAAAGCCACAGCGCGGCAGCGTTCCCCGCCTGTGCTGCCAAGAGGGCGGCGGCGCCGTTCAGCACCGCGATGATCGCCCACCCGAGATCACCGCGCCGAATGTTCTCGGGCTTGATGTCGCGATGGACGATGACCACGCCGGGCGTGCGGTGCGGGTTCATGTTCCCACCTTCAAGTCCACGAGGTTGATCCGCTCGAGCACACCCCGCGCGAGCTCGGCCACCTGCACCGGCCGCACCGACTCTCGTTCCTCGGTTTCGACACGCTGGCGGCGGAACGCGGCTCGTTCCTCATCGGCGCGCGCGCGATGCTCGAGCTCGCTCTCGTTGCCCGCCTCGTCGGCCATGGTGCGCGGGCGGCGCGGCGCCTTCGAGAACCGAATGATGGTCTGATAGACCGCTTTGCGCGCGAGAGGCTCGCCGGCGAGCTCGGACGCCAGCACCTCGCCGGCGACGTTGTCGATCGCGCCCTCCACCCACTCCACGGGGAACCCACCAGAGAACGCGATCCCCCACACGTGCTCCGCGAGGGCCAGCGCAGCCTTCTTTGACGCGAAGTGCTTCCCGAGCACGCGATCGTGGAAGAGTTTCGCTCCGATTCTGAGCGCGTTTGGATCAAAACGCGGATCGTTTTTGATTCGAACCTGACTCGCTGGCGCTTCGGTTTGCGATCGAATTGCGCACGGAAGTGGTGCGCTTTTCGTGCCCGCGCGCGCCTGCGCAGCCTTCTCTTGATCCTTGTTCTTGTGTTTTACACACATGATTTATTTAATAATTTTGTGTGTGTTTATCAGAAGAGATCTTCTCTTTAACCGCGCGGCGCGCGCCCGCGATCCCAGCGTGCCCGAGCAGCCAAAGAGGCATGCTCACTTCGTGCTCGGGCATCATCGGGCATATGCCCGTTGGGGCCTTGAGCATGCTGCGACGGCACGAGGCCAGCGAGCACGTAGGCCCGTGTCTCGGCGTCGAGCTTGTCGAGGATGCGCCAGCACTTCGAAAGTGCGCGCCCGGCGGCGGCCGCGTCGATCAAGCGCCACCTCCGTAGGCCAGGCAGAGGTCCGGCCACTCAACGCTTTCGAAGCGGTCGATGAACGCACGCACGGGCTGGGGGGTGACGATGCTGTGGAGCTCGACGACGGCCACTGTGCGGCCCACGCGCACGGGGGCGCCGCACTTGCCGGTCAGGTAGACCGCGAGCGGGCACCCGCACATGTCCATCGGCGTGCCGCGCACGTTCGCGCGGCGCAGCACCTTCGCGATAGCCTCGGCAGTGGGGCCGATGGTGCGCAGCGCGTCGACGAGCTTGCGTACGGCGTCGCTCATGCCTGCACGGGCTCCTCGTCCTCATCCAGCGTGCGCGCCGCAGGATCACTGCAATCGGGGCACGCGAACACGAGCACACGATCGCCCACTTGATGATCGGGAAGGTTCTTCTGTTGGACACCGAGCGCGCGCAGTTGCGACGCCACCTCGTGCGTTGCCGTGAACACCAGGGGGTCGGCGAGGTAGCCATGCACGGGACAGTTGCGCCCGTTGAGATCGGCGAGCGTGGCGACCTTGTCGGCCGCCTCGTCATCGCCGGCCTCGCGCAGGCGCCGAAGGATGGTGGACAGCGTCACAGCTCCATGACCTCCAAGCGCCTAGTCGCCCGAAGCGTGGCGACGCCTCGATCTTCCAGAATTCGCTTCGGCGTCGGTGCTGCGGGCACCCTGCGCGCTTCCTCGAAGATCTCGCAGAGGTCCCACAGCACATCCAAGCGCGGCCAGCCGCGCGGGTGCCGCGTCCACGGCTTCCGGCGCGGCGGCCTGCTTACACCTGAGATGCTGAGCTTCATGCCTCGGGCGTTCCCGCGAACAGAGGAAGCCCCGTCTTGCCCTTCGCCGCTCCCCGCACCTCCGTGAAGGCCTCGCGTACGATCTCAGCGTGGCGATGCACCTCGAAGCCGAGCATCGGAAAGCCAGTGTCGACCCTGCAGCGCATGCGCGCCTCGCAGCGCCACAGCTCACCGGCCTCGAACACTGGGATCGCGATCATGAACGCGCGCGGGATGCTCGTGTTGACCGCCTGCGTTTCCTCCTTGCACACGAGCTCGTAGGCGCCAGTGCGGGCATCGACGCGCCGGCTGAACACGCCTTTGGTGTGCAGCTGAAGCTTGCGCGCCATCTCGAGCACGTCGATCGGCGACGGATACTCCTCGCCCTCCTCGGAGCTCGTGAGATCTTCGAGGTTGTCTTCGATGAACTGCGCGAACTGCTCTTGCCGCAGCATCTTGCCGCTCATCTCGGTCCAGAGCTTCCACCGATCCGAGAGCGGGCATTCGTATACGGCGCGGTGATCGCACCACGCGGCGTTGCCTTGCTCGGCGCCGCTCGGGTGGTAGTTGAACACCGCTGTCAGCGTGAGCGCGTCGACGTCGGCGAAGATGGCCGAGTGATCGCCGGCGAACCGTTTCACGTGATCGACGAAGCTCTCGAGTTCGGTGTGATGCGCGGTGCCCTTGCGGCGCCGCGGCGTGGCCGAGAGCTGCTCGGCGATGTCGATCGCCTGCTTGGGCACTTCGACGCGCTGCGTTCCGGTGAGGAGTACGATCGGCACACCGCCAATCGCGTCCATGCGTTTCTCGAGCTCCACCATCTCGGCGCCGGCGGCGAGCGCGGTGGCGATGTTGTCGATGCTGCCGTTCGTCATGCGCTGGGCCCTCCGTCGGTGTCAGGGATGCTCGGCTGGCGGACGCGTTGCTGGGGGAGCTCGCGCAACTTGAGCTGCCGCGGATCCTCGCGGTGGAGCTCGCCGTCGGCGCCGAAGTAGAAGAGCGATCCGTGCATCGGATCCTTCGGCACCTTGTTCTTGCTCTCGATCGTGACCGCGCACATGTTGCCCTCGCGCTTGATCTTGAACTTGACGTTGAGCTCACCGACTTGGCCGGTGCGCTCGACTTCCTCAGCGATGTGGCGCAGCTCCTCGCCGAGCTGCTGATTCACGCGACCGCCGTCGAGATCGGTGATGAATTCTGCAAAGTCGAAATTCGTAGCCATTGGTCCTCTCGCGCGCATGCGGTTCCGACGTGCACGCACCTGCGCGACCTTGCGTGCACGGTATTGGGGATCGGTGCGGTAGCGCCGCCGCTGCGGCGCGTTGGTGCATTCGGCGCACTTCGGCCGGCGTCCGCGCGCGCAGTGGCTATCGCGATGGAACGTCGACTCGGGCAGGGTGCGCCCACAGCCCGGGCAGGTGACGGCGATGCCGATCACGCGCCTTCCCTCCAAAGCCACGGCCGAAGCGTAGGGATCACGTCGCTATCGAACAGGCACAGCATCACGTCCTTCGGGTAGGGGTTCTTTCCGTCGAAGGAGACGCGCGGGCACAGCGGGCACACGAGGGCCCGCGGGTAGACGCTGTCAATGAACCATCGCGAGCCCACGGCGGCGGGCACCAGGAATGCTATGCGCGCGCCGAGGCCCATCTCACAAGCGCACTTCGACGCCCATGGAGCGATGTTCGCGAACGGGGGATTCAACCAGAGCAGCCCGCCGAGCTTGTGCCACTCGATGGTGAACGAGTCGGTGGCTTCGTCGATCCAGAGCGGCGCCTTGGCGTTGGTGGCGTCGGCGGCGAGATCAACGGTAATGGGCCCCCACCGTCGCTCCACGGCGCGGACCAATTCCCACGGCGTCTCATAATCCTGTTTCGACGCGTGACGCCGGTGCGCTGCGCCGGTGCGCGTAGCAGCGTTCACGGCCGCACCTCGCGCTTCCCGCACTCGACGCAGCGCCAACGCGGCGCGCTCACGCAGTGCCACCGATGGAGGCCGATGACGCACAGTGCCCGCGACACCACCTTTTCCAGTACCGCGTTGCGCGCTCGGGTGAGGATCTGGCGCGCGAGGCCGCGTGTGGAGTAGCCGAGGGCGATCATTCGGCGGCGTCCCTTACGGGAACGATCCAGGAAAGCTGAAGCGGACGCTTGCGGTAGCGGTGCTCCATGCGCGCCCAGAATTCTTCCTTGGTCGCGCACTGCTCAGCGGTTGCCGTGATGTACGGAACCTGGCAACGCAATACTTCCCGTGCCTCTGGCGTAAGCCATTGATGGTGGTTTGTTCCGAAGCTGGGCTCGGGATTGCGGCGCTTGAGTTCTTGCTTAGAGTCCTCACCGAGGACGAGCCGGTATATCTTGTCGTACGTGCTCGCGAGGAACTGGGGGTGCGTGCCCTCGAAGGAAACGCGATGCAGGCGGCACATGGCTGCGACGAATTCTTGTGGCCACATGAGATCCCAAGGACAGCGGCTCTCGAGCAGGATGGCGCGAAACGTGAACGACATCGCTGCGGCGTCGCGCACTGCTTGAAAGTCCGTCGCCTCGTCGATGAGAGCCACGATGCCCACGCCTGCAAGCGCACGCAGTAGGCGGCGCGCATTGCGCGCGATGTCGAGTTGCGCGTGGTGGAGCTCGCCGAGATCCTCAGCCTCGTCGTACGCCTTCAGCAAGTCCACGACCCACTGGGCCTCCCGCCCCTTCGCCGTGCCGCCGTCTGGGCGCACGAAATCGATCTCTGTGGCCGTCGCCAAGGTCGCGAATCGGCTAGGCAATCGACCCAGGTACTGACCCAAGTCGCCGCGGTCGCGGCCGCCGGCAGTAAGCGCCCGCACAACCCCCCGTTGACTCACCACCCGGCGCTCGTCGTCGAGCACGTAGCAGTCGAGCAGCCCGTCGAAGATCGTTCCTTGGTGCGTTGCCTTGATCTTGTTCATTGGTTACCCGTATTCGTCGAAGTCCAAATGATGTTGCGTGCACGCTTGCGTTCCCGGCGCGGGCGCCAGTCCCAGTTAGGCCGGCCCCGATAATTCTTCGGCTTGGACATTTGCCGCACCTCCGACGCAAGCTCATCGGAGGGTCCGTCCCGCAGCGCACCACCTCGCGTGGGCCTGTCCCCAATGAATGACAATTCACAGAGGTGGGTCAGGTGCGCGTGAGTTGCATCGGACGTCGCTTCCATGGCTGCAACGACCGGCTGATCGCGCCCCTCAAAGTCATAATCAGGCAGATAGAGGGCTCCGTATGTCTCCCAGAGGTAGCGATACATCTCGACCGAAGTTCTGCGCCGCTGCTCCCTGAGCCCCGCCCACAGTTCTTCCTTGCAGAGCTGACAGCATGGTTGACCACCACGCTTTACGCGGTAGCGAAGCTGAGCTGCGTGTCGCAGCGCCCAACGTCCGCAATCACATCGGCACGCCCAGAGGATCCCACAGTGAGTCTTTGCGACTGGGAAACAGGCCACTAACTCGCCGAACCGCTGTCCGCGAATCCACAGGCCGCCGGCACGCCCACGTCGTGTCAATGCATTGGAATGTTCAGTGCTATGGCCGATGTTTTGACAGTAGTTGCCTACATCGCCTTCCTGACGTTTGTCCGGTGAACCAATGCCATTGCGCGAATGTGCAGGTTGATAGGGCGCAAGGGGGGGGCGAATATGTAATTCGTGCGGCATTGCCCGTTACTCGGAACGTTCTATGCGGCGCGGCGCAATGCTACGGGGCGCAAGCGCGGTGAACGGATGTTCTTTTTGTGGACAAATAAAAAGGCGCAATGCGTCGAGGAAAAGACACACGTGCACGGCCGCGAGCAGGGCTCCGAGCACCATGGCAATCGCGCAGAGCAGCGTGGTGTGATCGGGCATCTACTCGCCCTCCACGTCTGTGAACCCAATCGAACGCAGCGTCTCGAACAGGCGTCCCTTTGCGGCGGCGCGTTGCACGACCTCGCCAAGCGTTTGCGTCGTCGTCTTGCCGCGCTTCACAGCAAGGGCGAGGGCCTGCGAATCGAGCTCCAACGTGAGCTTCCCGATCGTGACCGTAACGTGCATCCACGATGGGGCGATCACGTAGACGTTGCTGGGCGCGGCGAGCAACCCTGCGACGGGCGCCGCCGCGGGCAACGCGAGCACCGCCGCCGCGATCGACTTGAGGAAACCTCGGCGCACCATCACCACTTTCCTCCGCGGCCCCACATGAAGCCGAGCCACCACCGCGCAAAGCGCTCGCGCCACGAGAGCGGCTTCGGGTGCGCGCCCGAGCGCAGCGCGTCGACGACGTCTTTGCTGTGCACCTCGGCGCGCGCGGGAAAGCGGTGGCCGTTTCTCACGCTTCGCCACCTAGATCCAAGTAGAAGGCACCATGCGAATGGTCCTGACCATCTTGGCCGCCATCCAAACGATCGCCCTGGTGCTCTTCGTGCTCGCCCTCGTCGGTTCGGGCGGTGCCACGGTGCACGCCGTGGCGGCCGCCGTGTCCCTCGTGGGCATCAGCGTGTGCGCGGGCGCGCTGAAGGAGTAGCGTCACGCGGCGCCCTCGGCGCTTGGCGGAACGCCCGAGCCATCCCACGAGTCAGCCGGCGGATCGAGCGGCTCGATCGCGCGGAGGCGTCGGTACCGCTCCTGCTCGGCCTCGTCCCCCCACGAATCCGCGGGGACCTCACCGTCCGTGAGCCTCTCGATCGCCTCGCGATACTCCACCGAGGGAAGCTTTCCGTCGCTCTCCCACAGACAGACGCTCACGTCGGACACGTCGAGGAGTTCGCCAAGCGCCGCCTGCGAGAGCTTCGGAACGCGGCTCTTTCTCCACGTCTTGAGTCGCTCTCCAGGGCTCACGCGCTAAAGCTAATTCGGGTTAGCCACGTGGGTCAAGTACAACTTTCACTCTAGTTAGGGTTTTGGTGTCCTACTGTGCTCCAAGTGGCGAAAAGGAAAGACCCCAAGATCCTCGAACACTTCGTCAGGGAACGCGTTAGAGCGGAAATCAACTCGAATCCCAGGGGTCACCGCCAGATCATCTCGAAGGAGACCGGCATCCCAGATTCGCAGCTGACCGTCTGGTACAAGGAACGCGGGTTGCCCGGCATGGACTCGATCCGGGCGCTGGCGAACTACTGGAACACGACGGTTGTCGAGCTCCACGAGGCGGCCGAGCGCGACCACAACGAACGGCAACAGGAGTTTGTGAAGTGGCGTCACCCCGAGTTGCTCGAGGCCCTCGAAACGACGGCCACCGTGCGCACGACGCTTGATGAGCTGCACCGAATAGACCGAGTGTTGCCCCCAAGGCGTCTCTCGCTCGAGGACGCAAGAGAAATCGTACTCAACGTGGACCGAGAGGAACGGGCAAAGCTCGAAGGCTCCGGCATCCAAGAAAGTCTCGAGAGCCGCCGCAAGAGGCGCGGAAAACCACGCAAGAGCGAGGAGGCGTAGCCGTTCGCTAATTCGGGTTAACTTTTCTGTTGCAATGAATCCTAACCCGAATTAGCTTGCGGGTGCATGCCTGAACAGACGCCCGCCGCCACCCCGCCCCACCTCCCCCGCCACGCCGTAATCAAGCATGGCGCGCACGCCAACTACGGCGCCGGTGCGTGCGCGATGGAGTTTGCAGACTACCTCGGGCGCCGTGCGCGCGGCGAACGCGTGACGCGCACCACGAAGCTCACCGATTCTCCGTCGTGTGTTTGCCCGGTGATCCGCGCGTTCTTGATCAACTGGAACGACAACCTTCCGGACGACGCGACGCGCACCCGGCTCTTGGCGCCGCTGATTCCTCTCGCGCTCGACACCGCGGGGGATTCGACGCTGTGCGCGCAGCGTGCGTGGATGGCGACGGATTGGTTGGTGCGGGAGCACGCCCCTGCGTGGCTCGACCTTGCGGGTCTGACGGAGCATGCAGCTGCGCTGCGCAGCGTTGCGCCGGTGACCGACCATAGAAGCTGCAAAGCGGCTCAAGTGAAGTTGAACGCCGCGAGTGCCGCCGCGAGGGCCGCCGCGAGTGCCACCGCGTGGGACGCCGCGAGTGCCGCCGCGTGGGACGCCGCGTTGGCCGCCGCGTGGGACGCCGCGAGTGACGCCGCGAGGGCCGCCGCGAGTGACGCCGCGAGTGCCGCCGCGTTGGCCGCCGCGAGGGACGCCGCGAGTGCCGCCGCGAGTGCCGCCGCGAGTGCCGCCGCGTGGGCCGCCGCGTGGGCCGCGCTTCAACCGGTCACCGAGCAGTTGCAGGCGTCGGCGCAGGACTTGGTGCGCCGCATGTGCGCCGTAGGGAGGCAATCGTGATACCGCCCGCCGCCACACCGCCACACCCCGCCCCGAAGGCACCCCCCGTCGCCGCCTATTACCTTGGACGCCTGCGCTCGGCGAAAACGCCATCGCACATGGCGACCATGCTGCGGGCCCTCGGGTGCGTGCTCGCTGCCGAGCTCTCGACCGACGGCGCCGCGGAAACGCACCGGCGGATCACGCGCTACGAAACGCACGCGCGGCAGATTGAGCGCGCCGGTTCTTACGGCGAGGCGCGAATCCACCTGCGTCAGTGGGGTTACGTTCAATGAGCGATCTCATCGTGAAGGTGTGCCCGGGCTGCGGCGCTGTCTTCGCGTGGTGCTCCATGCGTGACGACGACGAGGTGGCGCCGTGAAGCTGAACAACGTGATGCGCCTGTCCCCCCTCAGCTTCGAACGCGACCGCGCGTGGTGGGAAAAGCAGCACGGCGCCGATGCCTACCGAGCTTGGTGCGAGACGGTTTTCGGCATGCTCACGCGCCCACAGCAACGCGCGCTTCGAGAGCCGGAAAACGCGCACGTGATTCCTTGGCGGAAGCTTTGCGCGATGGGGCTCGCGCGTACCGGCCAGCTTACGCCGCTCGGTCGTGATGTGCTTCGCGCCGCCTCTCGCGGGTGCGGAAAGAGCTGGTGCGGCTCATGATCCGCTTCTATCGCGTCATGTGCGCGTTCCCGCGCGTGCTGTCGGTGCAGCTCGAACTCCACGGCTTGCGCGTCGCCGAGGTGAGCGACACGCACGTCATGGGCAGCGGCGATGATGCGCTCGATCGCCTCGAGCACGTGATCGCCGATGCCGCCGACGCCGCCGGCGTCGGGCGCGTGCACACGGTGACGTGGACGATGCCCGCGCTTGCGCGCGCGGCGTTGGACGAGGACATCATGGAGCGGAAGCGCTTCCCTTTCGGGAGAAGCGCATGAGCAAGCTGTCGCCGATGCCTCTCAGCCGCGAGAAGGCGAATGCCTTCATCGCTGCGCATCACCGCCACCACGGTCGAGTTTGCGGCCATTTTTTTGCCATCGGCGCCGTGAGGGGGGGGGATCTCGTGGGCGTTGCCATCGTCGGCCGCCCGGTCTCGCGCCACCTGCAAGATGGGTGGACCGCCGAGGTCACCCGCCTATGCGCCCTCGAAGGTGCGCCCAACGTTTGCTCGTTCCTCTACGCAGCGTGCTGGCGCGCGGCTCGCGCCATCGGGTTCCGCCGGCTGATCACCTACACGCTTACCACCGAGCCGGGGACGTCGCTCCGCGCCGCCGGGTGGCGAGTCGTGCACGAGACACGCGCTGAATCGTGGGACCGCCGCAAGCGCCCGCGCGCGGACAAGCACCCCACGCAGGAGAAGCTTCGATGGGAACCCGCAGCGTGAGACGCGGCCTGACAGCGTTCCCATACTTCGGCTCCAAGGCCCTTGTGGCCGAGCCGCTGTGGGAGGCCTTCGGCGTCGACGTCGCCAACTACATCGAGCCGTTCTGCGGCTCGTGCGCTGTGCTCCTCGCTAGGCCCACACCCGGGAAGATCGAAACGGTAAACGACGCACACGCGTTCCGCGTGCACACGGTGACGTGGACGATGCCCGCGCTTGCGCGCGCGGCGTTGGACGAGGACATCATGGAGCGGAAGCGCTTCCCTTTCGGGAGAAGCGCATGAACTCCAGGGTGGTCGCCCTCTACGTCGACCCGCGCGGCCCCTACCCGAGCCTGGTCGCAGACTGGTACGACGAGGCGCGTGACGCGCGGACGTACGGCGGCGACTTGCCCGTGGTGGCGCATCCGCCGTGCGGGCCCTGGGGGCGACTGCGGCACCTGTCCCGGCATGACAACCCGCTGAGCGCGATTCACGCGCTGCGCATCGTGCGCCGGAATGGCGGAGTGCTCGAGCACCCCTTCGGATCGCTGCTCTGGGAGGCCGGCGGCATGCCCAAGCCTGGCGAGCTCCCCGACGCATTCGGTGGACGCACCATCGAAGTCTGCCAATGCGACTTTGGCCACGTCGCGCGGAAGCGGACATGGGTCTACGTCGTCGGGGCCACCTCGTTGCCACCGATGCCTCCGTCTCGAGAGCCGACGCATTGGGTGTCAGGCGGACGTGGCCGCGAAGGCAAGAAGGCCAAGACCACGCCGGTCCCACCCGGCATCAAGGTGTGCTCGGCCATTCAGCGGCGCCGCACGCCGCGCGCGTTCGCTGAGTGGCTGATCGAAATCGCCGACGGTGCGCGCGTCGAAAGGCGGTCAGCGTGAGCCGCGTCCGACACCACCCGCTTTGTCGGCGACGTCGCTACCGCGGCTGCACCTACCGCGACCATCGAGACGCAGCGGCAATCGCACGGGCGCATGGCTGGCGCCGAGGAACGGTCCTTGTGGGATGGAGTGACGAGGAGAAGCCCAAGTACATGCGAGTCACGGCCGTCGGGAACCAAGAGGTGCTTGGCGACTCGGGCCATGGCGAAACCTTGTTTGGTTTCTCTTGGCGATGTTGGGGGGCAGCATGACGCGCGAAGGCACGATCGCCGAGGTGCTCGAGGGCCGCGCCGCGTGGTGTGCGTCATGACCGGCGATTGCCGCTACTTCCTCGAGAACATGCCGCGCGTGCATTGCGTCCTCTGCGACCCGCCCTATGGCGCCGATTACTACGAAACGGACAAGGCCGTGGACCTCGAGGCGGTGTTCAAGGCGGGCGACGTCGTCGCGATCTTCGGCTGGCCCGAAAGCCTCTGCGCGCTGTGTATCTATCTCGGCGCCGTGCCCGACGAGTGGATCACGTGGTGGCCGCCGAACAAGTGCCACCCGCGCGCGTCGAACCTGCGCGGTCAAGAGGCAATCGCCATCTTCGGCGATCCGCCCGGACGCAATCGCATCGTGCGCCCACGGTCGCGCGCGTGCCGCATGGCGATGGAGATGAGAGGCAAGCGCGTGTCTGGCGGCGACCCCGAGTTCGCTCGCGAGGACGACGTTTGGAAGATCAACGCGCCGGGAATCGGATTCAACCATGACGCCCGGTTACACCCGAACGAGAAGCCGCGCGAGCTCCTCGATCGGCTCGTCCTTCTGTGCAGCAACGAGGGCGAGCTTGTGTGCGACCCGACGTGCGGAAGCGGCACCGCCGGTGAAGCGGCGATCGCGCACGGGCGTCGCTTCATTGGAATCGAGATCGTTCCCGAGTGGGCCGAGCTGTCACGCGAGCGGCTGCGCGCCTTCGAACAGGGAAGCACGCTCGAGGCGCGGCGCGCTGGCCAAGCGGCGCTCTTCGGAGGATCGCTATGACCGCGAGCGTCAACTACGTGCACGCACCGTGCGCGAGCGAGCGCATCATCACGTCGTGCTGTGGTGAGCGTTGCTTCCGGCACGAGGCCGTCGAGAACGAGCGCCTTGGGATTTGTGGCTACTGCGCGGCGCGGAACCCCACGGCCACCGACCACTGCGACCGTTGCGGCGAGCGCTTCTACTTCCGCCTCGTGACGCGCACGCGCGACGGCAAGTGGTTGTGCCGGTCGTGCCAAGAGGAGACCCTGCGGGATCGCTTTAGCGAGCTCGAGTCGGAGTTGATTGCACTCGGCTCGCGCGCGTTCACGGTGGCGCCAGAGCACGTGCGGCGCGAGCTCGAGCAGGGGTGCTATGCCGGCGCGCGGCTCCTCGAGCGCCTTCGCGGCGTGCTCGCGCAAGCGAAACGCGGATGGGTGCCCGACGTGCTCGTGGCGCTACCCGAAGAGTCACCGCCGCCGGGGCGCGGTAGGACGGCGCGGGCTGGAAACCCGCAAACCCCGGCGGTGGTTGGCGCGAACTTCACACACCCCGAGAGCCGCGCGCGCCGCCTCCTGCGCAACGGCTTCGAGCCGTTTGGCCGGCATGGGTGGTGGGCACGCGCCGGTGGGCCGTCGATGCGACCGAGCGAAGCGGTGCGCGTGATCAGCCGCGAGTTTCAGAGCCGCGCCGCAGCGTGGTTTCAGACGAAGGGAGCGTGAGTATGACGTTCAAGGAAGCCTACGAGCGCGTCGTGGAGGTCGCCACCGAGCGCAAAGACAGCATTTGCCTCGAGGTGGAGGCGTGGCACCACCGGCAATTTTACGAGGGCGAGCCGCCCAACACCTCGCTGACCTACAAGCTCTATTCCTGCAACGAGAAGCGTTCCTACCGCGGGCCGACGATCGATCAGGTAATCGATGCGTACGCGAGCGACGTCGGCTTCGGTGAAGGTAAGGCTGACGCCGAGGCCCTCGAAGCGGTGGGATCTCCATGAAGCTCGCCGAACGCCTCTATCAGCGCTTGATTGAACTCGCCGAGGATCAAAGGTGCGCACTCAGCGACGAATGTCCTCACCAGGTGAGGATGTCGATCGGCGAGCACCTGCGCCGCGCGCACCGTGAGATCGCCGAGGCCATCGGCGAGCTCGCCGGCGCAGCCGACACCATTCCGCCGCCCAGCGACCCCGAAGCGATCGAGCTCCAACGCACGATGCGCGAGGCCGAAGCGGTGGGCGATTGGGAAGCGCTGGCGCGCGCGCAAGCGGCGCCCGAGGAGCGCGGGATCATCAAGGGCGCGGACTACACGATCGCGCCGGCACGGAGGCGCCATGCCTGAGCAAGCATCCCTCGCGATCGAAGACGCGCGACCCTACGAAGTCCTCTGCGACTCGCGCGCGCCCGAGTGGCTCGAGCTCCGAAACACCGGCATTGGCGCCAGCGACATCGCCGTGGTGCTCGGTCTTTCACCCTGGAAAACGCCTTTCCAGCTGTGGGCGGAAAAGACCGGTCTGCGACCGCCCGACGATCTCAGCGACAACGAGCCCGTGTTCTGGGGCTCGCGCCTCGAGAGCATCATCGTCGAAGTGTTCGGCGAACGGACCAAACGCCCCGTGCTGCGCGCCGGCGAGCTCCTCCGCAGCCGTGCGCACCCGTGGGCACTGTCGACGCTCGACGCGTGGACAGGGGAGGGGGGGCCGCTCTGGCCGCTCGAGATCAAAACGACATCATCGCGCCACGCTGACGCATGGGCCGAGGGCCCACCCGATCACTACATGGCGCAAGTGCAGCAACAGTTGCTCGTCACCGGCGAGGAGCGCGCGACGGTCGCATGTCTGCTCGGCGGGCAACGCCTGATCTGGTGCGACATCGAGCGCGAGGAACGTTGGATCAACATGATCCTCCGCCACGGCGCGGAATTCTGGCGACTTGTCGAGGAGCGCGATCCGCCGGCGGTGGATGGTTCGAGGGCCACCACCGAGGCGCTGAATGATTTGTTCCCCGCCGACGACGGCGCGGCGATCGTTTTGCCCGAGGCGATGCGCGAGACCGTCGAGGAGCTCGCTGAGCTCCGCGCACACAAGCGACTCGCCGAGGACAAGATCCGCGAGTGCGAGAACACGATCAAGCTCGCGCTCGGGCGTGCGCCGAAAGGCATCTTCCCCGGTGGCCTCAGCGTGTCTTGGCAAAGCCAAACGCGCAAGAGCTACACGGTTCCCGAGAAAACGTATCGAGTGCTTCGCGTGCACGAGCCGAAGCGCTGAGAGGAGACCCCACCACCATGAGCGGACAACTACAAACCACAGACAACGGCAGGATCATCCCGAAGAGCAAAAACGCCGACGAAAAAGCGCTCGCCAAGATGATCGCGGGAATGACGGACGCGATCAAGCACGCGTTGCCGCGTCACGTCACGCCCGAGCGGATGGGCCGCATTGTGCTGACGGCGTTGCGCACCACGAAGGATCTACACAGGTGCTCGCCGGCGAGCTTCCTCGGGAGCGTGCTCTCGCTCGCGCAACTTGGGCTCGAGCCAAACACGCCGCTCGGGCACGCCTGGCTGATCCCTCGCAACATGAAAAAGGTCGGATGGACGTGCACGTTCATCGTCGGATATCAGGGCTACATCGAGCTTGCCTATCGCACCGGCAAGGTCATGGGCATCTACGCCGAGGTGGTGCGCGACGGCGACGTGTTCAGCTTTCGCCGAGGGCTTCGCCCGGATCTGATCCACGAGCCGAAGTCGATCGACATCGAGCCGAAGAGCATCACGCACGCCTACGCCGTGGCGAACATTCGCGACGCCGATCCGGTGTTCGAAGTGCTGAACCGCGCGCAGATCGAGGCTCGCCGCAACCGCTCGGCGGCGGCGAACGCTGACATCAGCCCCTGGAAATCAGACTGGGAAGCGATGGCGAAGAAAACCGCCGTTCGCGCCCTGCACAAGTGGATTCCCAAAGCGGCCGAGTTGTCGCGCGCGGTGGCCTTCGAGGAAGCACCCGAGCTTGGACGCATGCAGTCGTCGGTGTTCTCGGACGAAGTCACCGAGGCGCTGCAAAGTGAGGGGCTCGAGATCATCGATCACGAGACGGGCGAGGTGCTGTCCGAGCCGCAAGAGCGTCAACCGGGCGAGGAGGGCTGATCGATGGCCACCGAGATTCTAAAGAAGGAACGCGCGCCGTCCGATGTGGAGCTCAGCGCGATGGCGCGCATCGTGCGCACGCTCGAGAGCCTCGAACCCGCCGCGCGCGCTCGCGTGGTGCACTACATGCTGCGCCGCTACGCGCCGCCGCTCACCCTCGCCGAGGGCGCCAACTACCAGCCAGAGGCAAACGGTGGTTGACGGTCGCTTCATCATCTCGAGCGTGCGCGTGCTCCGCTTGCCGCGCTACGGGGGGAACGCGTGCATCCGCGTGTGGAATCGCGGCGGCCTCGCCGGGTTCCTCATGGTCGAAGAAAAGGACGCCGAGGCCGTAGCGCGGCGTCTCTTCGGCGCGATGCCGCACCACATGATCGAGGAGCGCGAGCTCGACGGCGGTGGCACCGAGCAGGAGTGGCGACCGCGCGTGGCGAGCGATCCGGCGAGGATGCGATCATGAGCCAGTGCAAGTCATGTGGCGCCGAGATCATCTGGTGCCAGACGCCCGCGGGCAAGCTGATGCCCCTCGACGCGAAGCCCGAGACGCGCTGGGTGCTCGGCGAGGCAGCGGGGCACGGCGATCCCGTGGGCGATCTCCGACGGGCTCGTGCGTGCGTGTGAGGCGCTGGCGCGCGAGCTTGCAAAAGAGAACGAGGATTCTACGGAGTCATGAGCGGGCCGAGCGCCTACACGGAAGAGGTTGAGAGGCTGCGAGACATTCGCAAGCGCGCCACCGCGGTCGAAGTCGAGAGGCTGCGAGACATTCGCAAGCGCGAGAGCAATCTCCATCGATCCTATGTAGCGGGGTTTTTCCTTGAGGCACTGGCCCTCTATCACCCAGCCGGGCCCGTCTATCGCCTCATCTTGGATTTCATCCTGGGAAACATCGATGAGACGTCGTGGCCGCTAGCGTGGGAGTCGATTGAGCGCGACCAGAAACGTCGCCTCTTGGGCGTGCTCGCGATGCGCGCGCAGCGCGAAACCGTTGGCGCCATCCAGCGCGAGAAGAGCGAGCAACGGTGGCTCGATTGCTGGCATGCCCATGAGCCCGGGGAACGCACAACACTATGCGGCGCGCCCGTCGACCTCTCGACTGGATATCGTGGTTCTTGGCGCACTGGGTACGATTCGCGGGGTCGAGCGAGGCTTCGTCGTGCCGTGAGCGGCGCCCCGCTCTGTCGACGTACGCCATGCGCCAAAGCCTTCGAGGCGCACGGTATCACCAAAGAGAAGAAGGATTCTCGATCGTGACCACCCACCCCATCCAAACGGATTGCTGCTATCGCGGCGGCCGGTGCCCGACGTGCGTCACCCTGCGTGCCTATGAGGTCTACACCGAGGTCTACGGAGCCCAGGAGGCGATAATCACGGGCAACTGCCGCGGCGGCTTCGGCGTTGGTGAGTTGATCGCGTTTCTCTATGCGCGGTCGTTCCCAAAGTCAGAGTGGAGCAAGCGCGTCGACGAAGCTCTCCGCGGCCTCAGGCTCGGCGCCGCTGCCGAGAAACCGGATTCCAAGGAGTGAAACGATGCCCATCGCCGACGCCCTGCAAGCCGAGATGTGCCGCGCCGACGCCGCACAAAGAAACCTCGCCGCCGCCCTGCAAGCCGAGATGCGCCGCGTGCGCGACGAAGTGCTACCCGCCTACCTGGCGATCGGGTCTCCGGGTGCATTCGCGGTGGCGAGCATGCGCGCCGAGCTCGACGCGGCTACCAAGGCTCTGACCGAGCACGACGTGGTGGAATGCTTGCGCGCATTCAAGTCGCTCCGGGACTTCAACACGTAGGCTGCCGGGAATGCCGTGAAACACCGCAAGCGCAAGCTCACCGACGCTCGCCTAGCGAAGATCAACCGCATCCTCGCGCGCGACGCGGGCGACGACTGGGAATGTCCCGGGCCGCGCGTTGTGCTTACCGACGGTCGACGCGGAGAGCTCACCGACGCCAACGACCCGCGCACGCGCGCCACCGAGAAACCATGACCGCCGCCTACCTCAACGCCGCGCAAGTCGCCGAGCTGCTCGGCGTGAGCCGCTCGCAGGCGTACGAAGTGATCCACCGTTGCGTGCACGTTCGGATCGGTCGTAGCGTTAGGGTCACGCGCAAGGAGCTCGAACGCTACCTCCGCCGCTGCGAAGTCAAGCCATGGGACCCCGCCTATACCTCCGAGGCCGCACTTACTGGACAGCGTTTTACGGACCGGACGGACAGCGAGTCCGAGTCAGCACCCGATGCCGAGACAAGCGCGCCGCGGAGCGACGAGCCCGCGAGCTCGAAAGGGCGGCGGCGGATCCGAAAAGTCTTTCCGAGAGCACCACGCTTACGGACGCCTGCGAGAGATTCCTAGATGACCGCGAACACCGCGGGCGCAGCGCCGACACGATCAAGTACTACACGGGAAAGCTCGGCGTGCTGACGCGCGTGCTCGGCGAGGAAACGATGCTGGCGGAAATCGACGCGCGCGCGGTGGACAAGCTGATCGCCAAGCGCCTCGGCGAGGGCGTGACGCGCCACACGGTTAGCAAGGAACTGGGCGCCCTCCGGTCCGTCTTGCGGCACGCGCGGCGCCGTGGCGAGTTCGACACGGACCCCGCCGCCGTCTTGCCGGAGAACTGGGAAACGGGGTACGTGCCGCGCAAGCGCTTCCACACGCGCCCCCAGCTCGATGCGCTGTTCGGGGAGCTTACTCCCAAGCGCCAGGCGATCGTCGCGTACATCGTGGCCAGCGGCGCCGAATGGGCAGCGGTGCAGAACGCCGGCCGCGCCGACTTCGACTGGCGGAAGCGCGAAATCAAAGTGCACGGCACCAAGAACCGCCGCCGAGCTCGCGTGGTGCCCATCCTCCCCGTCCTCGAGGAGTACGCGAAGCTGGCGCACAAGCTGGCGAACGCCCAGGGCCCCGCGTTCGCGAGCTGGATCAACGTGCGCCGGGACCTCGCCGCCGCCTGCCACCGCGCCGGGGTGCCGCGCGTGAGCCCGCATGACCTGAGACGCACGCCCTCGACGTGGCTGCGCGAGATGGGGGCGCCGCCGCACATGATCGGCTCGTTCCTCGGGCACGCGGACGGGCGCATGGTGGAGAGGATCTACGGGCGCATCGAGGGCGCGCAACTCGGCAAGGCGATCGAGGACACGATCAAGGCGCCGCGAAAGAAGCCGCGCAAGAAAGGCCAGCGCAAGTGACCGAAGAGATCGCAAGGGTGGGTGAACACGGCGAAGTCTACGTGCGCTTGCCCGGCGTCCGCGGAGAGGTGATGCTCACGTGGCGCGTGGTGCATGAATACGCGCAGGAACTCGCGCGCGCGGTGGACCGGGCGGCGAAACTTGAGGCGGCGATCCTCCAACGCGGCGGGGTTCCCTACAGCATGCACCGCGAGGAAATCGATGGCCGTCAATGGGAAGCGTTCATGCGGCGAGTATGCGGCTCGGACACCGCCGGTGTCAACACTCTCCCCTTGCGCGGGCCCGACTGTGACACCATTGTGCCAGAGATATGCACGCAAACCAGGAGCAGGCGGACGCAGTGGACATCCAAACCGCACCTAACTGTAGGAAACTAAGTGCCCAGGGTCAGAATCGAACTGACGACACGCGGATTTTCAGTCCGCGGGGACAGCTCGATTACGGACGTAACCATTCAGAACCAGGAGGTCGTGTGCCGTATTTGTGTCAGCGTTTTGCGAGGCTGGCGAGCTCCTCGGCGGTGGTCCACGGCCCGCTGACATCGCTGCCCGTTCCCGATGGGTTCTACGATGCCGATCGCCGCACCTCGGAAATCCTGGTGCGTCACGATGGCGTCGCCGTTCGTTGCGGCCCTGAGACCTTGGGCACGGACGAGACCACGTGGACGGTCACCGTCGTGCTGCCTTAGAAATCGCGCAACTACTGCGCGGGCGTTCCCTTGGCCGATGTGGGCAAATCCGCTACCCTTTGCAACGGATGCTACCCGGCCCCAAAAGCAACATGTTCGTGAGCTTCAAGCTCCCCACGGCGTACCGGTACGACGACGATGCTGGTGTGCACGTTGGATGCTGCCTACCGCTCTACATCCTTTCGCAGGGTGAGACGCGTGCGGATGCGCAGCGCGCGCTGCGCAGCGCGGTGCTTCTCTTTTTGCGCCACATGTGGAAGCGAAAAATCTTCGATGACCTGATGGCCGACATGGGCTTCGTGCCGGCGGATCACCCTGATGCTGATCCGGCTGGCGGTGAGATCTACATCGGCGACATGCCGCCCAACTTCACCGAAGCGGGCGTGATGGACGTGCCGATGGAGCTCATCATGCAGGAGTCGAGTCGAGCCGCGTCATGCCCGTCCTGATGCCACTAACACCCGATGGCCTTCGGCGCGCCATGGAGCGCGCTGGTTACAGCGTCATCGACGAAGACGAATACAACTGGCTCCTGGCGCGTGGTGCCCACGACGTGCCGATCGTCATCCCCAAGAAGGGGCGACGCGTCGCGCCGGGAATCACCGATGCCATCTTCCACCACCCTTATGTGGACGCGAAGGTGCGCGACGCGATTCTTGAGCAGATTTCTGCCGAGATCGAAGCAATCCAGCGCGGTGACATGCTCGCCGACGACGAGTCGCCCGACAACTAAGCGGGCAGCATCTCAGTCCGGCCTAGTTCTCTGGCACCATCACAGCGCGCTATCCACGCGCGCATCGCGGGCGCGCGGCGGTCGCGCCAATTGCATTCGATCTTGTTGTTCTCGTTCCCACCGAGTCCGAGGCTACGGCGGCCATCGTTCCGGACGACGCACCAGACGTGGCCCCTGCCACCATGGAGCGGATCTTCGCCGACACGCGCCTCGATGCCGAGGTCGCCGGGCCGCGGCACGTAGTCGAGCCCGCGCAGGGTCTCGGCCTTGCGCGCATCGGTGACGAGCTCGTGTACCGCCGCGCGAAGACCATGCGGCGGCACCTCGCCGGTAAGGAGAGCGTTGCGAAGCGTCTCCGATTGAAGGTAGGCGCACCACGCCCATTCATCCGAGGGAGCGCGCAGCGGGAAGCCGCCTTCCCACATCGGAGCGCCCCCCGCGTCGACGCCGCGGAAGATCCCGCCACGGCGCGCGTGCATCGAGTAGCTTAGGATCACGTCGTTGTGCACCGGCCCGGGTATTTCACGCGGATCGAGCCCGTATTGCCCCCCGAGCCACGCGAGGCAGCGCTCGCCGATTGTGTACGTGGGGTTCTGCCAAAGCTCGAGCTCACTCGGCAGCGCCGGCGCCGGCGGGATGAGTTCGTCTCTTCGGAGCGCTGTAGGCGTCGCGCGTCTGGTGATCGGCGTCGTCGGGGTTCTTCGTTCGCGCAACTCGGCGAGAGCCTCGGCAACGAACGGAGGGCCTAGCTTGGTGAGCACGTTCGCATGCCGTTGCTTGTGCGTGAGGCCGGGCTGCTCCCAATGGTGCACGTTGAAACCGCCATTCACGCCGACACGCGCGACGAGCTTCTCGTTGCACTCACGCGTTGACCAATAACCATGCGTCGGAACGTCTGTGTATCCGGTCCAAAACACTTGATTGCTGTCGCGCGCGGCGCGGGCAAACGCAACAAATGGATCGAGCTGCGCGTCGACGGTAGCGTGCAGCGAATCGAGCAGCACGAGCGCGTCGAGCTCGACACGGTCGGCCGGGTTTAGGAGCAGCTCGCGGGCAAACCCGTAGCCCGCCGAGTAGCAAACGAGCGTGACAGTATGCGGCATGCGGGCTTGCGCGTATTGCGCCAGCAGCTCAGGGAGCACACGCCCGGCGCGCCGCATCCCCGCCGCCCATTGCGTGAACACGGACGAGAACCCGGCGCGCGCGAGCCACACGAGCTCGAAGTCGCCGACGCTATCGGCGTACGCCCGTTGAACGTCGGCAGACGGCATTCCGGGGCATGCGAAGAAAACCAGATTCACCCGCCGAACCTTTCCCGTATGCGACGCAACCACCCCTGCTCAACGCGCGCGATGTCAGGCTCGAGCTTGCGCAGGCGCTGGATTGTTACCGCCACCGACATGTTTGCCGAGGCGATGTCCGAGGCGAGCTGCGTGAGCGCCACGAGACCGGTCACGATGGGCGCAGCCGGTCCAGCCACGGGCGCGAGCGTGCCGACGGCGGTGCCGATCGCCTTCCAGAGATCGGCCTGCTGCCGCGGCGTCACTGGACCTGCTCCGGGCAGATGGGGAGCTCCCCGACGGCTTGGCGCACGCGTGCAGCAGCCTTCACGCCGTCGGCCTCGCGCACGAGGGCGCACCACGACGACAGGAGCGCCATGGAGTCGACCGGCTCGCCCCGCTCGAGCGCATCGGCGTAGCGCTCGTGAGCCTGTCTCAGCGCCTCGTAGGCTAACCAGACAGGCTTCCACTCCGACCGCACCCGCTCAAGCGCCGCGTGCGCCTCGTCGGCGTTTGCGGCGCCGTCGATGGCCTTGAGACCTTGCTGCTCGTACGCGGCTACGAGCTCGGTAACGACGGCATTCCCACCGCGCGCGACCGCGTTGGCGGCGGCGATCTGCTCTGCGTTGGGCCCGCACCCCTGAAGGATGAACGCCCACACCATGAGCACCATCACGCCAACGACGAGGAGATGACCCTGGATCGCTTCTCTCATGAGATCTCCGGTGGAAGCGGCGGCGGCCGCAGCGTCGCGGTGTTCTTCGATGCCTCGTCGAGGCGACCGCCCATGAGCTCGAGCGCGGCCCGCTCCTTGCCAAAGTCGGCCAAGCCGATCGATGTGAGCAGCGTCATCGCGAGCAGCATCACCGGCATCATGAGCTCCTCGCGACCGGTGGCCTCGACGACGACGAGCGCCATGAGGGCCACCACGGCCGTCCAGATCTTCTTCGAGCGCCAGATCGGCTTCGTCGAGACGTTGATGCCTACTTCCACAGTGCTCTTGTGTGTTGTTGCCATGGCTCTCCTTTCACGCTTGCCAACCACGCAGGAATTCCTCGGCCTCGCGAATCCGGGCGAGCCACCGATCTCGCAACGCTGCTTGTTCGCCGCGTGCGCCGGCTTCGCTCTTCTCTGCCCAGGTCTGAGAACGCTTGGCGAAGCGCTCGATCTTGCCTGCGAGATCCTCGGCGCGTGCCGCGTTCCTCGTCAGACCGATGCGCACGAGCGGCTGCAAGGCCGGCTTCGCTGCCTGCATGCGGCAATCGAAGGCGAAGTCGGTGAGCATCGACGTGAGCTGCGCCGAGCGCGCGCGCAAGTGCGCCCACTCCCCCGTCGGCGTGCGCTCGCTGTCGCGGTCGTCGTCGCTCATCGTGCCTCATCGCTTGCGGAGCCTCGTTTGGGGGCGGGCTTCGCTCAGCAGCTTGCGGACCTTGATCTGCAGCTCGCTCTCTTCGAAGCCCTTCTCGAGGTAGTCGTTCGCGCCGGAGCGATCCGACCACTTCATGAGCTCGTCGCCTTCGAGCTTGCCGAACGCGTCGCCGGGGGTCTTTCCAGAGATCATCAGGATGGGCACCATCGGCCGGTGGCTCCTCTGACGAATGCGCCCGACGAGCTCGACTCCGGTCTCGTCGCCGGACAGCCGCACGTCCACGATCACCAGGTCGTAGCGGTGCTTGCGCGTGAGCGCGTGCGCGGACTCGGAGTCGTCGGCTTCGTCGATCGTTTCGAACATCCCCTCGATCGCCGCACGAATCGCGACGCGCATGCCCGGGTAGTCGTCGACGATGAGCGCGCGCAGTGGTCGATCGTTCCACTCGTCGTCGAGCTTGCTGATGCGCTCGCGAAAGCTGCGGATGACGCGAATCGTCTTGTTGGTGCTCTCGGTGTGCGCGCGGCCAGTCTTGCGCAGAAGCTCGATCGCTCGGTCGCTGGGTGCCTCCATGGCTTCGAAGCGTCCGGTCAGATCTGGCTCGAGCCCGAGCTCGTCGACGTAGGCGGCCGGCATCAAGCTGCGGCTAGCGTTGCTCACGTTGTTGCTCCATGGCTGCGAAAGTGGCGACGGTTTCGCGCTGCACGCGCGTGGACTCTTCGAGTGCACGAGTCGCTTGATCGGCGACAGCAGCGTTGTCGCGGCCACGACGTTCCGAGAGCAGTTGCCGCTCGGCGTACAGACGACGCTCCTCGGCGAGGAACGCCTCGACTTGGGCCCTGTGCTCCTTTCGGAGCGCCTCGAGCTCGAGCTTGTGCTCCTTCGCGGCTTCCTCGATCTTCTTGGCGGCAACCTTGCGCTCCTGCCACAGCGCAACAATGGCGGTGATGGCCATGCCGAGCGGCAGCCCGAAGGTCTTGAGGAGCTCAAGAGTGTCCACAGCTCACCCAGATTTGCGTTTTTCAGCGACTCGTTCGATCGGCGTGCTCGCCTCGATTTGCACTCCGGTGTCGTACGAGATCGGTTTCTTCCCGAGCACGGGATGCTGACTGACGAAGTCGCGCACCACGCCTTCGATGTGCATGCCGTGTTTCTCGATCGCGAATGCCATAAGCGCATTCAGCATCTCGAGCGATTCATCTTTGGTTTTCATTGCCTATGCTTTCCTTTGTGTGATCTGCACGACGCCTGCGAAGTTCGTCGCGTTCGTTCCGTCGGCGGTGCCGCGCACTCGAATGCTGCCGGCGCTTTGGTCGACGGTTAGGTTCCAAGTCGCGTCGTCCTCGCGATCGGGCGCGACGTCTTGCGTGGCACCCACCTGAGCGAGCGTGCCGCTTCGCACCTCGAAGCTCGCCTTCTTGTGGTAGCCAGCTGTTTCCGCGGCGGCTCGACCGAGAGCGATTACGTCGATGTCGATCTCTTGGTCGTCGGCGGTCGTCGCCAGCGTCCAAACGTTGTTGGTCGTGCCCGCTGTGATCTGCACGTCGAAGATCTGCCGATCAAGAATGACCATCGCATTGCTCCTTTCGGATCACACCGAGACCGCCAAGCGCGTCGGTGAGGCACCACATGCAGACGCTCAAGTGCCACCCTTCGGCGTCGTTCGACCATTCGTGCGCGCAGTCACGTCCGCAGGTTGGACAATGCGGCTCGGCCGGACCGAACGTGGTCACCGTGCCGCCGCTGCCGCGCCACTTGCCGGCGCCCGCCTCGGCGTAGAGAACACCGCCGCCGGTCGGGTTTGTGTTCGGCACTGTGGTCGCATTGAGCACCCCGAGCACACCCACGCCGCCGCCGAACGAGCCCGCGCCGTTGATCGATACGCCGTTGTCCTCGCACACGAGGCGATCGGCCGTGCCCGCAGCGTTCTTGAAGCGCTGCTTGCCGCTCGCCGAGGTGCCCGTACCAGCCTTGTGGACAAGGTCACCGCCCGTGCTGGTCGCACCAGAGCAGCTCTGCGCTTGAATGGTAAGCGTGTCGCCGGTGGCACTGCCGGCAGTGTCCGTTTCCTGCGCGATGACCGGGCTAGCCACCCCTCGCTCGAACTGAAAGGTGGTCAGCGATAGCGTAGCCACCGCGTCCGCGACCGTAAGGCGGGCGTTGCCGCCGATTAGAAGGCTTACGGTTGTGCTGGCATGAAGCGAAAGGGTAAGACTCGCGGTTTGCCCGATCTGAAGCGTGCTGCTTGCGAAGTCGATCAGCCGGACGTTGTCTGTGTTCCCCGAATTGCGCGCCCACCACGAGCACGCGTTTTGGGTGGCGATCGTCCCCGTCGTCGACGGGTTCGTGCCCAGCACGAGCGAGCTAGACCAGATCGGAGCGTTGCCCGAGCTCGTGATCAGCACTTTGTTCGCGCCGGTGGTCTGTGGCAAAAGACCGCTCGCGCTCGAGCTGGCGTTCGCGATCGAAACGTCGGTGCGCTTCTCGGTCGTGTTGTCGACCACCGCAAACGGCGCCGCGAAGTTCAGCTTGTTTCGCTCCGCGACGTCTTGACCGGCGGCCAAGATGAACCGGACGCCGAAGATCAGCCCATCGAGAACGTTGCGAGTTACGCTCACGGAACCCTCTCGATCTTCACCCACGCAGCGGTGAGGGCGAACGCGTTGGCCTGAGCGTTGGCGCCGCTTTCGCCGACGACGATCAGGTAAAAGGTCTTTTTGATGGTGAGCACCTCGGGCGTACCGAGGGCGTATTCATTGAAATGCACCGTTTCGTAGGGCCCGAGCGTGCTCGCGGTGTCGAGCTGATCGATGACGTCGTCTTGGGAATCGTTGTCGATCGCATTCACGCGCGCGAGTCGATACGACGGCCGAGTCGCGGGCATGGCACCATGGCTTGAGCCGCCGCCGTTGCCGTCGACATAGAAGCGAATGTGCGTCATCCGAAGCTTGTTCGTCGAAAGCGCACCTTCGATCCCATCGAGCACGACCGGAAACCAAAGCTCGCCGCCGTCGGTGACGTTGGTCTGTTTCCAGCCCGGGTGCACCATCGCAGGGTCGAACGTAAAGCGCGTGTTGGTATTGACGAGCGCTGTCATGGGCACGCTGATCCATCCCTCGTCGGCGAGCTGCTCGAGGCGCTTCACCGCGTTCAGCAGCGTCTCGTGGGGGACGTTCATGTCGCCAGCGTCGGCGTTGTCGGCGTCGTCGGGCAGCGTGACGCCAGAACTGGGCAGCGGGGCCGGCGAGGGAACGTAGGTATGGCTCATAGTGCCCTCATGTAAAGCGCGTCATGGTCGCGCGAAAAAACAGCCGGGTTACTGCCAGGCTTCAGAGCATTCGCCCACGTGCCGTCGGGCATCGGCGATCCGGGAGAGGCTGTGGGATCGAAGTCGGAAGCATTGAATGCGAGCACGATGTATTCACATTGCGCATGCGCGGGTTTCCACTGCTGCACGATCGTGCGAATCGAGTCGCGCTGATCGCGTGTCATGGTTGATCCGAAGGTTGCGCCGGGCGTGCCCCACGTAAACGAGCCCCACGTCTTGCGCGTCCACAGCGATCCCGGCGGATAGAGGATCAGCCAGAAGCGAGACCATAGCGTTGTGCTGCCGTCCCAGTTCCAGTTCGTCGGGTTCGCGCGAAGGATGCTCTTCACGCCCGCCGCGGTGCGCGTGTACCAAACGCCCGTGTTGGTCACGATGCGCATGAGCACGCTGTGCCCGGTGAGGTAGCCGGCCACCTGATCGAGGACCGAGAACGCGTGCCCAGCGACGCGCCAATCGTCGAGCCACCGCTTGAGGCGCCCGGCGTAGTTGTCGCTCGACTCGTCGAAGCCTTTGATGATGCGCCGATCTCGACCGAGCGCAAGCCGCGCGTCGTGGCCGGCGCGGTCGGGCATTCGCGCCATGATTCCCTGCCACAACCATTCGCGATACGCGTCGGTGCCGATGCCGAGGGAATAGAGGACCTTGAGGCCCTTGTCCTTTTGCAGGTAGCCGGGCGCGAGGCGCTGATACTCGTTGCGCTGCTGCCTCACTGTTGCACCACCCGCGTAATGGTCGGCATGATGGTACCGAGCACCGGCACTTCGTTCGTGGCGATGTTGACGTCAGCAGCGGGCACGGTGACGTCGACGGTGAAGGTCGCCGAGCTCGCTTCCGAGATCCGCGCGCTCAGCTCGTCGATCCACACCTTGCCCTGACCGCCGAACACCTTTTGTAGGCCACCGATCGGGACGGTCTTGAAATAGTTCGCGAGCGCCGTGGCGATGGCCGCCTGGATCTCGGCGTTTGTTTCGGGCGCGTCGTTGGCTACGTAGGCCGTGTAGGTGACGGCGATCGTGTTGGCGACGGCCGCCGCAACGGTAGCCGTCACGCCAAGCGGCACGACGGTCGCTTGGATCGCCGCGTTCACGTCGGTGACGTCTTGCGAGGCGGGCACGCCGCTCGGCGAGGCTACAGTGACGGTGACCGTGCCCGTCGACGACTGAGCGCTCACCTTGACGCGATTGATGTCGACGATCGTGCCGTCGGCCCGAGGCGTGCTCTTTGCGACGAACGCGTAGGCTGCTGCTGCGCCGTTCGGGGAGAGCGCGCCGAGCTTGTCGCGACAGCGCTGGCGCAAGTCGGGATCGTTCTCTTTGTCGGTGGCCACGAGCGCTTTGGTGTTCGTGACCGTGACACCGAGAAGCGTGGTCACGAGCGTCGTGATCTGGCCGATGCTCGCGTTGGAGGCGGTGCCCGCTTCCTCGGCAATGATATCGACTTGCTGTGTGCCGAATGCTGCGAGAGCGACGACCTCGGTGTTCTTGTAATTCTTTTTGGTCGTCGTGTTCTGGACGACGAGCTCGCCGGCCGCCAAGTTGTAGACACCGCCGCCGGCATTCGTGAGCGTGATCGCGTCGGCCACCGAGGCGAAGGAGGCCTCTTTACGCGTGACGCCATAGACGTTGATCGCGAGCAGCGTAAGCCAGTCATCGGCAGCGTAATCGAGCAGCCCGCCACGGATCGCGAGGTGGTCCGCCTCGCTTCGAAGCGAATGAAGATCCGCCGTGAGCGCGTAAAGGGTGCGCGTGGGATCGAGCGGTTTCCACGTGTCGACGTCGAGCCCGATGGCCTTGGCGCCGTCGAGCAGCGTCTCGAGAAACGAGTCGCTGTCAATCGGCTCGGTGAGGTCGTCGAGCGCCGCGGTCACTGGTCACCTCGAAGGAGCTTCACGTTTGTCCCGTCGGTGCCGACGATCAGATCGAACGTGTCCGCGTTCGAGGTGACGCCGTGGATTGCCAGTGTGAGCTCACCTTCGAGGAAGCTCGCGCGCACCGTGATGCTGTCGATCCGATCGTCTTTGAGCAGCTCGGCACGCACCCTGCTGGGAATCGAGGCCAGGCCGGTGCGCGTGTGCGCATCGTGCATGAGCAGGCGCACGTCAAAACCATCATCGGGCGCGTCGGGACAGCTGCCGCGCGGCGTCGTCAGACGAATGAACGCGTGCTGAATGACGAGCGCGACGCCGGTGGCCTCATAGCCAGGCTGCAAGTCACCGTCCCACAGCACGTCGTTGCCGTAATTGACGCTCATGCCTGCACCCGTGACGCGCCGATCGGCGGCGGGGGCTGAAGTGCGGGCGCGGTGCCCGTGAAGACTTTGATGATCGCACCGGTCACGCCCGCGCCGGCTTGCACGCCGGTGATCTCGACCATCTCGCCGTGTCGCAAGACCGCTTGCACCGCATCGCCGAGTTTGATCGTGTCCGGCAAGAAACCGGGCCCGTCCGGATCCTCGAAGGCGAGCACGACAGGCTTCGACGGATCGGCGTTCACGAAGCCGACGACGACGAGAGAGCTCAGCTTGTGTGTTGCCTTCGCGCCAGGCACACCCGGACGAATGGGCACGCCGGCGAGTTCGGGCAAGCCGTAGTGCTGGTGGATCGGCTGCAAGTCGAGCTTGTTCCCCGACTGCGTGACGATGCGGTACTCCCAAAGCTTTGCGAACACGAGCTCAGGGAATTCCTCGCGGATCAGCTTGCGCATCATGTCGAGGTGCCGATCGTCGCCGGCGCTTGAGCCGCGCACGCGCATACCCGCGCCCTCAAGCGACATGGTGACCTTGCCGAGCGTGACCGTTTCGCCCTCGATCTCGAGCGTGCCGCCGGGCATGAACGCCGCGGGCGACTCGGTGGCGAGCTCGACGGACTGCTCGGCGGTGTCAACGTGCAAGAGGTCGTGCTGCGCGGTGACCGGTGCGCTCGCTCGCGCGCCGACGACCGTCTCGCCGTTCTCGGCGACGTACCACCCACCCTTGCCGAGCAGCGCGTTTAAAAGCCTCTTGGCGGGCGCTTTCTCGCGCACCCAATGCTGGCCGAGCGAGCGCGCCGCGTAGCCAGGGCGCACCGTCTCCTTGACCGTGCGGGCCGCTTCCTCGAGCACCGTCGTGAGCTGCACGCTGGCGGGCGATTGGTAGTGCTTTGCTGGCAGCTCGTTGCCCCAGCCGTTCGCGCCGGCGACAATGCGGTAGGCCGCGGCGCCGACGTAGGTGCCACCGCGGCTCACCGTGCCGACGAGCTCGAGATCGCCGAGCGTAAGCGTGATCTTGCCCTCGAGCAGCTCGTCGCGATCGAGAGAGAAGTTTCCCGACCACGGCCCCGAAGGCGGGATCACGATCTCAGCGCGCGTCACGCGCAGCTCGCCGACGGTAGCGAACGCGGCGGTCATTCGAGGAAGCTCCCGGCCGAATTGATCGCGTCACCGATCGCCTCGCCAATCTTTCCGCCGTAATCAGTGAGGCCGTTGAGCGCGTCGACGATGGCGTCGGCGGCAGCCTGCGACGCGGCGCTTTTTGGGGTGCCCGCGCCCTTCGGCTTCGGCGGGAAATACTCGAGGAAGGTGACGGTGACCGAGTAGAGGCCTTTGCCCTCGTGTTTCTTCGCGCCAATGTTCTTGACGGTGACGCTCTTGACGTCGAGCTCGGCGGTGTCCGGGTGGTAGAAGTCGAGCGCCTGCGGGGGATCTTTTTCCATCGCTCGCTTGAGCAGCGGCAGATACTCGCTCGTCCAGCGCGTCATCTCGTCGATCACGCCGGGCACTTTCCACAAGAGATACTTGACGCCGAATTCGACGGGCGGGCGCGACTTGAGCGTCGTCGTGGCGCCCTTAGTGCCCTTGCTCGCCTTCACGTCCCACTCGAAGTCGCGCGTGAGCCCGGGCTCGACCTCGGCCACGCCCGGCGACTCGACGCCGCCGACGAGCGTCTTCTCGTAGAGCAAAGGGAAGTCGATCGGGTTCGGCTCGATCAGCCCCTCGGCCGCGTCGAAGATGGTGGCATCGGTGCTCATGCCATCTTCTCCAACATCGCGCCCATGCGCTGATCGATGATGATTCCGATCTTCTCGGGATCCATCGCGCCGCTGATCGTGAACACAGGGGCGAGCGTGACCGGGCCGCGGCTGATGTTTGTGATCGAGCGCGGCGTGGGTGGCGCGACAACGCTGCGCGCGCTCTGCTGCGCATCGGGCGCCGACGACTCGAGACCGCCGCCGAAGCCGGCGGCCGCCTGCATACCCATCTCCTCAAACACCTTCGAGGGCGAGGCGATGCCAAGGTGGCTCTTCGCAGCATCGATAGCGCTCTGTGCGACGCCAACTATCGAGTCGACAACCGCCGAGGCACCGGCTTGAATGCCCGACACGATGCCGTCGATGATGCTCGAGCCGAGCTCGGCCGCGGCCTCGAAGAACTGTCCGACGAGCCCCACGAACGCGGTGAGGCCACCCATCACAATCGCGACGACGGCAACCATCTGCGTGAGCGCGCCAACGATGAAGCCGATCACCTGACCGAAGATCTTGAATGCATCCGACACCGCCTCGATCTTGAGCAGATCGAGGATCAGCTGCGCGGCCTCGCCGAGGCCGGGCGCGCCCGCCGCGAATCCTTCGGCGAAGCCTTCCGCAAACTTCTGAAAGAGGGGAACGATCGCGGCGACCGCCTCGGCGACGAACGTCAGAGCGCCGGCGATGGCGTTGATCACCGCTTCGGCCTCGGGCGACTCGAGCGCCTCGAGCGCCTGCTCGAGCAGCGGCCCGAATTGCTCTTGCAACACGGGCAAGATCTTCTGAGAGATCTTGAGCATGAAAAGTTCAGCGCCGGCGATAACGCGATTCCACATACCTGCGAGCGTGTTGCCCGCATCGCGCGCGGCCTCGCCGAGCTCGCTGATACCGAGCTGCGCCTTGACGGCGTTCTTGATCGCTTCGATGCCGACCTCGGCGCTGATCTCGCCTGCGGAAATCATCTTGCGGATCTCGTCGCTCGACTTACCGAGGCTCTTCGCGAGCTCGTCGATCACCGCCTTCGTGCTGATGCCGGTCTCGGCGAGCTGCTGCTGAAGCTCCTCGAGCTGCAGCTTTCCCTTGCCCTTGATCTGGCCGAGCGCGCGAATGATCGACGCCACCTTATTGGCGTCGGCGCCGAGCGATTGCATGTCGGCCGCGAGCTTGACGATGTCCTCGGCATCGGTCGCCGAGAACTTCGCAAGCAAGAGATCGCGGAACTGCTCGGTGGTCGCTTGCACGTTGAGACCGAGCTCGGCGGCGAGCTTCGTGATGCGCTCGAGCGTCTCAGCCCCAAGCCCCCCGCCAAGCAGCCTGTCGAACGTTTTGGTGGTGCTCTCGAGAAAGACCGCGCCCTGAACGATCTTCCGACCGAATGCGATCGCCAGCTGAGCGGCCGCTCGAGCGGCGGCAGCGGCGAGCTCGATCAGCTTGGCCGTGATCGCGCCCGCGATGCCTCCGAGAACACCCGCCTTAGAGATAGCGTCCTCGGTGTTGTCTTTGAACCGATCGACGCCGCTCGCGCCGGCGGCAAACGCCTCGGTGTTTTTGAGCAGCCGCGTTTGCAGTTTGCCGAGCGCGCCATTGAGGCGGCCTTCCGTTTCGGTGGTGAGGCGACCGCTCTTCGAGAGGCGCGCTTTCGCTTGCTCGAGCGCGCGGATCGCTGCGGCGTCCTTTCGCAGGGCACGCTCGAGCGAGGTGAGCTCGTCGGTGGTCGCTTTGACGCCCGACGTCTTGCCCACGATGTCGATGTTGAAACGCACCCGCTCAGCTTTCCTTCGTCAAGGCGCTGAGCACGACGATCATGAATTCCGCGACAAGCCTCGCACCCGCTAGCGCATTCGTTGATCTCGCTCTGCACAGCGCCGCTATGTTCTCTCCCGCGACACGCAGATCCAGTTGGCCCGCTTCCCAGCGGGCTCTTATTTTCCCTCCTCTTCCTCGGAGGCGAGCTCAGCAAACCGAGCCGCCGCACCACCGACCTTCGAGGCGATCCCCGGATAGTCGGTGACCATGGCGTCGTAGGTTTCGAAATCAGGATAGAGAAGAGACTGGCGCGCGAGTCTTTCGAGCGCATCCACCTGTCGCTGCGCCTTGCCCTCGGGCTTGCCGTCTTTGATGACCGCCTGTTGAAACTGGGTGGCGTGAATGCGCTTGGGGCGCTTGATCACGACGAGGCCGGCGCTCGTCCACACGGGCATCACGTTGTCGTCGCCGTGTTCCTGCTCGAGCTCGTCGAGCTTGATCATGTCGGCTTGCTTGCGTTGCTCGCCGGCGCTCTTGAGCGCGGCCTTGCGCACATCGCGGCGCGCCATGCGCTCTTCGAAGGAAAGGTTTCCGTTGTCGGGCATCAGTTCTCTCCGATCAGACACACGCCGTCCTCGAACAGCCGCGTGACCCAAAGCGGGTGCTCGCGCTGCGTCGGATCGGCTCCGGGTGCGTTATCGCTGCTGCTCTCGGTCAGTCGGCAGCCGCGGCCTTCGACCTCGATCGTTTGGTCCTCGTCGCCGTTGAGCGGCGTCCAGTCGAGAAACACGCCGAAGTGAACGACGCCGGCCATGCCGTCGGGCGCGGCAGCCTTGAGCTGCTGCATGAACGTTTTCGACGCGCCAGCGAGCAGCGTGATCGACATCTCGGAGGTGTAATCGCCGATCGTGTCGCCGCGCGTGCCAGGGCCGCGCCCGGGCACCGTGCCCGGCGTGAGCGCCTGCTTGTATTTCACGGCGACGATATCCTCGAAGTCGATCGAGATCGTGTCTTCGCCGCGCACCTTTACGCGCAGGTTTGCCCACGACGCGTATTGACCATTGATCTTCGGACGCTCGGCGACTTTGCCCACGACTCACCTCTCATGCGGCCGCGGCAGCAGCCGGGTTCAGGAATGAAACGTCGATCGTGATCGCCTCGGTGTAGCCAAGCGGGATCACGCTGAGCTTGCCGGTGAGCGGCGTTCCGGGCACGGCGAGCTGGTCGGAGCGGCTCAACACGAGAAACGCGTCGCTCGCCTTGACCTGCGGCGGCGAGAGCAGCGACTGATTGAGCCGCTGATTGACTGAGCGCTCGATCGTGTTCGCCGCGTCCTCGGTGATAAAGCCGTCGTCGCCGAGCACCACATCGGCCGCGAGCTCGAGCGTGAGCGTGCGTTGCGCGACCGTGCACGCAATGTCCATCACGGCACCGAGGTGCACGCGCGTGAAGTCGCTCCCCACGTCGTGCATGAGCGACGGAACGGCGATGTAGATCCCGCCGAAGCCGTCGTGCGTCTGCACGGTAATGAAACGGCCGTTCGATCCGTCGAGCGATGCAAGGCCCGACTCGGCGCGCGAGTCGTGCTCCTCGAGCTTCCCATCCTTGTTGAGGATCTGATAGCGCGAGGGAAGCGGCCCGTTTTTGACCTTGGCGAGCGACTCGTGCGGACCGAACTGGAAAAAGCGCGTGACCGCCGGCCACGAAGGGTGACGGCGAAACTTCCAATTCGCCACGTGCGACGAGATCGCCGTTTCGGCGCGCACCGCAGCTGCGCTCGTCCCAATGCGCTTGGTCACGAACGGATCGAATTCGGCGCGCACGAGCGACGTGTATTTCTCGTGCGTCTCTTTGCCAGTGGCAACGACACCGCTCACCGGGCCTTCGTCGACGAGAGTCGAACCCACGACGAGCGTGATCACGGTGGCCGTGACGGTCAGGATCTCATACGTCCAGTCGTTGAGCGCCGAGTCGACTGTCATCATCATGCCGACCTTGAAACCGTCGTTGATCCAAGAGCCCGTCCCGCGCGTGGCCGTGCGACCGGCGGCCGCAAAGGTGACCGTCGGGTTGCCGGTGAGGCGCGCTGCGCGGTGAGGCACCCGAGCCGAGGTAATCGTGCGCATGTAGCGCTTGGTCACCGTGGCATAGGCAGCCACCTGGGTTTCGAGCGAATCGAGATCGGTTTTCGCCGCCGGGCCGACGACGCACAAGAGCGGCCACAGTTGCGACAGCGCCTTGAACTCATTGAACAGCGTCGCAAACTCGCTCGCCGCCCATTGCGGCGCCGTCGAATACCAGAGCGCGAAGTCGCCAAGCAGCAGCGTGCCCGCGCCGAAGTTCAGCGTGAGGCCGGTGTTGGGAATCAGGTAGGTCGCAGCCGTGCCCAAGGCGATCTTGGGTGAGAACGTGCGCCCACCGTCGAGCGAGTAGCGAAACACGATCCCGACAACGCCGATGGTGCCGCCGGTCATGACCTCGAAGCGGCCCTCGTAATCGTCGCGAGGCGTGCCCGTAAGCGTGACGACACTCGTGCCGAGCACGAAGTCTTCATCGACGGGTGAGCTGCTACCGGCCACCGACGTCGTGAGTCGACGGAAGAGCACGGGCTTGCCCGTATCTTCGATGAACGCGCACGCTTTCTCGACGGCCGGCCCGAAACCGTGCAGGGACACGAGCGAGCTCGCTTTGCTGAACAGTCCGAGCGTGAACGGCCCTTTTTCCGCGCACCCGGCCACCGCGCAAATGTTCTCACCGCGACCGATCCGCGAACCGAGCGCGCCGTCTTGCACGTTAAGGGAAACGCTTCCGATATCCGGGTTCGACACGGGTCATGCCTCCGTCTCGTGCCCATCGACGTTGAGCACGAATTGACCGCCCCATTCGACGCCGGAAGCGGTGTCCCATTTCTTGTCGCGCACCACTTCGGGCACGCTGAAGCGCAGCTCATAGACCGCGCCGAATTCGTTTTCGGTCTTCTCGTCGTCGACGAATCCGCCCGACTCGAACGTCGGCGGGATGCCGTTCGTCTCGCCGGCGATGAACAGCGCCGCGATCACCGCGTGCATGTAATCGGTGACGAGCCGCCGATGGCCGTTCTCGTCGGTGTTTGCGATCGTCGAGCGAGCTCGAATCTCGGCGATGACACTCACCGATCGCTCGAGCACGTTTCGCTCGGCGCGTGGCCCGTGGGTAATGCGCGGCGAAAAGTCGTCGCCGCCCTCGCGCTCGCGAAAGATCACCTCGTTGCCCGTCGTGATCGATTGGATGTAACGATGACGACCGAGCCGGACGTTGATCGGCACCTCGCGCGCGGCGAGCACCTTGGCTGCCTCGGACACAAGCGTGTCAAGGGAGTAGATCGTCATCGCCCCCCCATGATTGCCTGCACCGTGCGCGGCACTTCGGCCTCGATTTCAGCCGACCACGAAGGCGGGATCGCGCTCCCTTTCGGAAGAAACAGCGGCGGGCGCTGGTAGCGTCCGTAGGGCACGAGCTCACCAACGAGCTTGCGGCCCTGCGGCGTGAGCGTCGTGGCCGACGCGCGCAGCGCGCCCGTGTCGTTGAGGCGCCGCGCCCCCTGCGTCTTGGTCGCAGGCCACCCCTCGCCGTAGGGCGATTGGCCCGCGTCGAAGGAGGCGCGCGCCAGATCGCTCAGTTTGGGCGCTACCTCGCGCGCCACGCGCACGTCGACGCCAGCGAGGCGCCGCATGTTGCGCTGTAGCGCGGCGAGTTGCGCGAAGTCTCCGGAGACGCCCATCAGAGCACCCGGCCTCCCTCGAGCTCGTGCATGCGGCTCGACTCGCCCCACGCTGCTACGTTCGGCTCTTCGGGCGCAGCGGCGTCTCGAAGACTGGTGCCTCGAGCGAAGCGACGCAGCTCGACGATCGCACGCTCGGCAGCCTGATCGATGAGATCGCTCTGTCGACCTAGGCGCGACATCGCCTCACGAGCGGCGAGCTTCGCGGTGATTGCCACGACTTCCTCAGGGTAGGGAGGCGAGAGCGGCAGCTTGTGTTCAATGGCGTACGTGTCGACGATGCGCGACTCGTAGCGAATTGCGGCCTCGATCGCGGCGTTCACGCTGGGCGCAATGCCGAAAGGCTTCGTTCCAACGCTGGTGAGATCGATCGCGGCGCCGCCCACCGTCGCGGCCAACTGAAACAGCGACTCGCTGTCAGCAACGAGCTTGGCGTAGTAGGTGACGCCGGCGACGAGCGGCGACGGCAGCGCGCCGTTGAGCTCGGTTACGAGCACGAGCGCCTGATCGGCCGCGAAGCCGTGCTCGCCAAGCTCGAGGCGATTGTTTGCGATGTCGACTGCAACGATCGGACGTGCGCTCTCACCCAGGATGCCGCGAGGCAACCCGTGAGAGTACAAGTCCGATCGAGTGCAATAGTCGTCCATGGATCACGCGATTGCGCAGCGCTGGATACAGTGCGGCATGCCGAGAGCAGCGGTCGCGCGAAGGATCACGTCGACGCCGATGTTCAGCTGCTTTTCGTACATCGCGCTGTCGAGGCCCAGGAATCTCACCTCGGGCGACGGCCATTGCTGAACGGCCCACGGGTACATGCCGACCTTGTTCAGCGCGAGAGGGAAGTAGATACCGCTGAGCGTCGACGGAAGATCGTCGCCCACGATGACCTCGAAGGTTGCGCGGTGTCGGTTCTCTTCACCGCCGCTCGCCCCCACGCGTTGGTTCTGCTCGAAGTCGCGCCAATCTTGTTCTTGGTCCGGGTGAACAAGAATGTGCGTGAGGCGCAAACCGAGCGGACGCTTTCCGTTCGCCTTTTTGATGCCACGGAACCGGGCCTTGATCAGTTTCAACGTCGCGAGAGAGATCGCCTGACCGGTAAACTGATTGTCGAAGGTGCCGGCGCTCGGCTTGAACGGGTTGACGAGGTGCGCATCGTTGAAAAACGACAAGTCGTCCCAGGGGTGCGTGCCGCCGGTGGCAGCGACGAGCAGATCGCCGACGAGCGAGTTGGGAAGCGCTGCCGCCTCTGCCGCCATGTTCGCGGGCTCGTCATCCCACGCCATGAAGTCAGGCGCCTCGACCGTGGTGCGCTTCTCGGAAACGCCATCGAAGTATTCTTTGATGGTCGCCTCGATGGTGCGCGAAGAGAGCGTGCGGTAGCGAGGATCGCCCCTGAACTCTTCGAAACCGACCGCGGTGACCGGAACTGGAAACTTCGTTTTGAGCGCGCGCGTTCGGCGCGATCGCCCGAGCTCCATTGCCCATGGATCCGAGGCACCTGCTAGCGCCTGCTCGAAGTCGCTCGCAAATTCGATTTGCGCGGTCTGCGCGTCTTTGCTCAGGCTGTCATAGGGAGTTGCGCTCATGGTGGTTCAATCTCCGATCACAGGCCGGTGATGAATGGCCTGAACAAAACGAGGGGCCGGCCATCGTCGGCAAAGCCGACGAAGATCCCTGCCGCAGACCGCGTGCCGGTACCGTCGGTTTTGGCGACGGTGTTGTTGTCGACCGCGAACACCTTGGCGAAGAGATCCGCCTGCACGACGAGATCGGCGCCGTGGTTGTCGCGAACCTCGACGCCATATTGCACGTCGCAGAGAATCGCGCCGTTCGCGAGGCCGGTGCTGTCTGCGTCTTGCAAGGCGATGCCCATGCCCTTGAGACCAGTGGCAGTCGTGACGACGACGAGAAATCCGGTCGCGTCGGCGGCTACGAGCCAGCCCTTCCTGATAACCTGGTTCGCCTTGACGGGAACGGCGACCTTGTGAGTCGCGCCCGCGTGTCCGTCCAGAAGAACTTCTCTCGTTGCAACAGTCATCGCGATGCTCCCTTGCGGTGCGCGCCGCTACTCAAGTAGCGGGCCTTGTTCTTTGCGTAGATCGCGGGATCGATCCCGCGCTCCTCGCATCGCCGACGCTCGAATTCGCTGAGCGAATCGGTGCCGTCGGCTTCGGTCTCCTCGTGCTCGTTGTTGTCGAGCAGTCCGAGGCCGGGAAGTTCGCCCACGAAGGCGCGCGCCTCGTCGATGCCCATGCGCACCCAACGGTCGGCGGGCTGGCCGGCGATCGGTAGACCGTCTCCGTCCTTTGCCCACGCCGCGGCGGGCGTGAGCTTCTTTCCGATCTGCGAAAGCAGGAACGAAGAGATCTCGCCCTTGCTCTTGTCGGCCTCGACGGCCTCGAGCTTCTTTTTCAGAGCAGGAACCTGCTCGGCCGACTCTTTCCACGCGGCGAGCTTGCCGCGCGCCGTAGCAGAGTCGCCGGCGCCGGTGAGCTCGAGCGCGTGGGCACCGAGCTTGAATCGCTCGGCCGCTTTCTCGATCTGCTCGTCGGTCGCACTTTCGTCGAGCCCGAGCACTTGCAATGCCTTCGTGTTTTTCATCTCACGTCGTCTCCTGTCAGCCGCTCGGGCTGCTGAATCGATCGCGTCCTCGAAGCTCCCGACCTTGTCGGCGAGGCCGCGTTTGACAGCGACTTTGCCTGTCAGCATGTCGCCGTTCAGCGCGCGCACTTCCGAGGCCTCGAGTTTGTCGCGTCGTGCAACAACGGCGGCCACGAAGCGCGCCTCACCATCTTTGACGCCTTGTGCGAGACGCTCGTCGGCGATCTCGGCGACAGGCCCAGCCGGGTGACCGGCGGCCTTGCCGGCGGGTTCGCGCACGATGTGCACGTCGAAGCCTTCGGCCTTGTAGGCCTCGCTCGCGTCGACCCATGCGCCGATCACGCCGATCGATCCGACCTCGCCCGAAGGCGGCAACATGATCTCGTCGGCAACGCCCGAGGCGATCCAATAGGCTGCGCTTGCAGCCATCTCGTCGACGAACGCGACGACATGCTTGCCCTCGCGATCGGCGGCGACGCGCATGCGTTTGACGGCTTCCTCGAGCCCCGATAGGTCCCCGCCGGGTGAGTCAATGCGCAGCACGACAGCGCCAACTTTCGGATCGGTGATCGCCTTCATGAAGCGCCCGGCGATCCAGTCGTATCCGTCGATGTACCCGCAAAGGTGCACCTCGCCGCGTTGCGCGATCGGTCCGTCGATCTGCACGACCGCGACGGCGGTACCGTCGGCGGTGCTGTCGCGCTCGGCTGCCGAAAGCGCGCCGAGCTCGCCCATTGCCACTCGCCGAGCCGAGGAAATGCCGGGACCGAAGCAATCCTTCGAGCCCGGCTCTTCGGTTTGAAGTGACAACATCGAGCCGAAGATCTCGGCTCGCAACGCGAGCACGTGCGAGGCGCGCGCCATCGTAAGCGCTTTTGCGTCGACGATGAACGGCTCGCCTCGTTTCACACTTCGAAAGACTGAATGCGCAAAACCCGCTGCACAAGTGACTGTCGCGTTTTGCGCATGCATTGTTTTGGCGTGGCGCAGCAGCTCGCCCTCTCGTTCCCTTCGGAGCTACCGAACAAATTCGAGCGCAGCACGCTGCTCGAAAACTTCGAACCGCTCGGGCGCGGCGCGCTCGCGGGAACGTGGGACTTTGAGCGCGTGCGCGCGGCGCGTGACGCTCAAATGCGCGGCGACTTTCGCACCTCGGCGGCGCTGGCCGAGGCTGTAAAAACCGATCCGGCGATCTTCGGCGCTCTACTCAATAGACTATGCCCGCATCGCCGCCTTACGCGCACGTGGTCGAGCGTGAACGCGAAGATCACAGCTGAGGCTGAGCGCACGTTCCCTCAGGACGGCGTGAATTTGTCCGCTCAGACGATCGCCGACATCTTCGAGGGCATCGTGCAGCTCGGGGTTCAGGTCTCGCAGAACCGTTGCACCGTTAGCAGCGACGGATCGCGCATCGACTTTCGGCTCGAGCCTTGGCCCATGCGTTCGGTGTGGTTCGATTGGGCGACGTGCGAGCTCAAGACGCTCACGACCAAAGGGATCAAAGTTATTCGCCACGGCGATGGCAAATGGGTCGTGTCCCATCTGCATGCGGCGATGCCTTGGGAATGGGGCACCGTCAAGGCGATCGCCGAGGATTGGGCGCGGCGCGTGCTGCACAAGCGCGATCGATCGCTGAACAGCGAAACGCACGGCGAGGGAAAGTACATCGGCGAGCTACCCGAAAGCGTGAAGCTCGAGAGCGCGACGGGACAAAAGTTCGTCGAAATGGTGATGGGTCTGCGCGAGCGACGCTCCGGTGGCGTTCACCCGCACGGCGCGAGCGTCAAGATGCTCGAGGCGATCTCCCAGATGTGGCAGATCTGGAAAGAAGCGATCGGTTCGCTCGACAAAGACATCGCGCGCGCCTACCTCGGGCAGGACGGCACGATGGTCAACGAGGGCGGCAACTACATCAAAGCCGCCGAGCTCGCCGGCGTCCGCTATGACCTCGTCGAGGGCGACATCAAAGGCGTGGCCGCCGGGATCAACACGGGCGTGCTGCGCCCGTGGTCGATCGTGAATCTTGGGCGCGACGCCGAGATCAAAACCGGCTGGGCGCTGCCCGATCCCGACGAGCAAGCGAAGCGCGAGGCCTACGGCAAGCGCGTCGACGCGTTCAACAAAGCGATCGGCGAGATGCGCGCGAACGGCTTCGTGATCGATCAGCCGCTCGTTGAGCGCGTCGCGCGCGAATTCGGCATCGAAGCACCGAAGCTCGATCCCAAAGGGCCGCCCGCTCGAGCCCCGAGCTCGCCCCCGGCGTAAGCAATGGCACAAGAACCCGCACAATTCATCCACGGCGCGCGCTTCCTCTTGCAGTCGCTCTCGGCGCTGCCCGGTCTCGAGAAGATCTCGACGCCGTTTCTACTCGTCGCTGCTGCGGGCTTTCTCGGGCCGGATCTCACGAACGCTTCGGTGACGATCACCTACCCCGACGGCGCGACGCGCATTCTGCCCGCTGACACGCTGAGCACAGGGCGAACGCTCACACTCGGGACTCAAAGCGCATTCAAGAACGCTGTCATCCGCGTCGTCCGGCGCGATACTAACCCGTTTACATACACCGTTCGCAACGGCGGCCCGGCGGGCGGCGTGGTGTTTGTCTTCCCTGCGGCGCAAGAGTGGTACGCCGAATTTCAATTCAACGGCACCGACTTCGTACTCGTCGGCGGCGGCGCACTCTCGCTCACCGATACGCTCGCCGACATCGAGCTGGACGATTGTTTTTGCCAGAACGGCCAGTCCAACACTGCCAACGGCCAAGCAGCCCCCATGCGGGGCGTGTCGTCTACCTCAGTCCTGCTAGGCCCGGACCTCCTAGGCTTCAGTGAGACCGCTCAGAGCTTCGTCACACTGATCGACGGAAGCGCCAACTCCAAGTCGTATACAAGCGTGCCCATCGCGACCGGTCCGGGCGCCGGCAAATGGGGCACGCGCCTGATGCGCCTGCTCGCGAATCTGACAGGCAAGTCGGTTAGGAGCATCGCGCTCGCGTTTACGGCTCAGGGCATTCTCTATTTCCGCAAGAACAGCGCGACCAAAGCATGGTTCGACGACGGAACGCAGCACGCCACGCTCAACAACTACAACTTGATGTTGAGCTACATCACGATAGCCAAAGCGCTTGGTTTCCCGCCAAAGAGGTACATCTTTGGGCAAGGCGAAGCGAACGCAGGCAACACCGAGGCGGCTTACTATTCAGAGATACGTGGGTTCTTCGACGAATTCCAAACGGATGTCACAGCAATCCTCGGTCATGAGCTACCGTGGCTCATTATTCCAACGATCGGTGACAGCTTATTCGACGGCCCGGTCAATTCGGTGTCCGGCGTACGATCGGCGCAACTAAAGCTCGCGGCCGAGGAGAGTAAGCTTATCAAGGTTGTCCCCAACCTCGACTTTCGCAACTCGACTGCGAAGTACAGACATCCGCATTACGATGAATTCAGCGGCGAGCAAGGCTCGGAAGAGCTGGCAAATAGACTCTTTGTCAGCATGCAAGGCTCTACGCCTCGCCCTGAGGTGAAAGAAGTAGCGCACATCAAAGACGCGTACGCCTGGACTTGGAATTGGTACAACAACCGCACGATCATCTCGAGCTCCGGGCTCCGCATGAGCCAATGGATCGATGACGCGGCCGTCGTGCTCGTTCCGGCCTCGGGTAGCGGCTCGATTCACACGCCGTCAGACACAGCCGGCGGGACGCGATCGTCTATCGAGCTACTTCCCGCGGGGAATGAGCACTACACGATCGCGTCGGTGACTGGCAGCAACATCTGGTCTTTCATGGCGACCGCGCGCCTCGACTCGTTACTGAGTGACGGCGTAAACGTTTGGCTCTTCCAGGTGGAGCCGGCGGGCGGCGGTAACCGTGTCGGGCTCGACCTCGTCACCCCGGCGTACGCCTCCACTCCGAGCGTGTTCGTAGAAGGAAACGGAAACGTTCAATTCACGGGCGCGAACGTTCCCTTTCTATTCGATGGCGTCACGCGCACCTACGGCTTCGTCTACGACGGCCCGGCGGGCACCGCGAAGCTCTACATAAGCGGCCAGCTCGTGAGCACGGTGTCGGGCCTGAACAACCACACGCTGAATCCAGCGCGCATCCGGATCGGTGCCTTTAGCGGTGTACAGAGTTGGAAAGGAAAACTTTGGAACGCTGTAGCAAAGGCCGGCGGACCCGCCCCAACGGATGCGCAAATGCTCGGCTCGCACCTGTTCAACGAGCAGGAGTTTAGGCTTTCAACATGAAGCTTTCGTTTTACGTAAATGGGAACCCGTCCGGTTGGCAGATCGACGAAAGTCACGCACTGGCCTCGTCGCTGATCGACGCGTGCAAAAACATCGACGGCGATTGCTGGCCGGGAACCACCGAGACAGCCGATTACTGTGGCGTGCCGTTCGTGCCCGTCGTGTATGACACCGACGCTCGCGCGTGGGTGCCGCCCGACGTCTAGAGCACGTTGCGCCCGCGCACCTCGAAGCCCCGGTTAGCGTCGTCGAAGCCTTCCCATTGCTCGTCGACGTCGGCATCGTCTTTCGGATCGGCGAGCCCCATGAGCTCGGTGGCAACCATGCCGAGCGCGTCGAGATTGTTCGGTGACACGCTGCTCGACTTCGGATCCCATTGCGTGAGCTGCGACTCGAGCTCAGGAAAGCGCCCGATGTGGTGCACGCGCTGCTTGTCGTAAAGCGGCGAAAGCGTCGTTTCGTGCCGCGTGCTCTTGTCTTTGAACGAGTAGGCCTCGCGGATCTCGATGCGCCCTTTCATGCCCGCTGAGTTGATCGCGTCGATCAGATTACGCCGACCCGAGTCGCCGATTTTGTTCCTCTCGAAGATGATCCACTTCGCGCCCCACGCCTTCGCTACCGCGACCGACTTGTCGGCCCACCCGGCCGACTCATAGCGTCCCGAAACGTCATCGAGCACGCATAGGCGCGCCTGCGGGGTGTTTTTCTTACCCCCGCTGCGCCCGGCGGCGACGATGCCGCTGTCGTCGCTCTTGCGATGCGTGCTCACCGCCGGATCGACGGCCACGCCGACCTCGAGCATATCGGGCTCGTCGCCGAGGCGCTGCGCTTCGATCGAGAGCATCTTGGCGATCGCGTTCTCGTTGTCGCCAAGGATACGCGCACCCATCTCTTGGTCGCCGAGGCGCGTGCCGCCGTAGCGCGCGAGCAGTCGGCCAATGAAACGGCGCGCGAGGTTCTTGCGGTTCTCTTCGGTGACCGCGTGGATCGTGAGCGTGCCCGCTTGCATGATCAGATCGCGCAACCACTCTTGGCGCTTCGGTGTCGTGGTGAACAAGCGCAGCGTCTCGCTCGTCGCGCGGCGCAGCGCGAAGTCGAGATTGCTCAGCACCTCGACGAGGTAGCGAAACTTGATCGGCTCGTCGATCCACACGAGATCGAAATTGCCGCCGCGCTGCTCTTTGGTCTCGCCCGTGTTGAGGTAGACCGTGCAGTCGTGGCGCGGGATGTAGATCTCTTGCTTGCTCTGATTGAAGATCACCCCCTCGTCGCTGTCGATGGGGTACCAGGGCGGCACGACGTCGAGAAAGCCCGAGTCGGTGTCGGGCAGCCCGCCGACCATGTTGCGGCGCACGTCTTTCCAGTCGGGACCGACGAAGCACACGCTCTTTGCCTTGTCGCTCGCGATGCGATCCCACACCGTCTCGCTGCCCGTGCGCGTCTTGCCCGTGCCGCGCCCGGCGAGTAGCAAGATGTCGTCGTAGTTACCGGGCTCGAGGGGAACGAGCTGCTTGGGCCGGCCCCAGAAACGCCAGTCCCATTGCAGGCGAAGCCACTCGGTCGCGTCGAGCGATTCGTAGAACTGATCACGCTCGGCGCGCGGCCGCGCTGCGAACTGCTCGGCGCGTGAGGGGCCGCGCATGCGCACGCCGGCGGCGACGAGCTCGGCTTGCTTGCGCTCGAAATCTTCCTCGCTCCACATGGCTTATTTGAGCCCCGAACTCGCCCCGCTCGAGGCCCCCGGCGCCGTCTTGTAGGCCTCGGGCACCTCGAGCGCGACAATGCGTGTCGGCACGGGCGCCGGCTCGATCTCGAGCGCAGCGGCAATCCAGGCAGGCTCGGGGGCGCTGGCCCGTGCCCGCATGGCGCGCGCGTACGCTTCGACGAAGGCGTGCTGATCGTCAGTCAGCGCCATCACCCGCTCGCTGGTAGGCAAGACGCACGATCGGCTCGAGGCGCCGCTGCTCGGCTTCGTCGCAGCCTTGCTCGATCTGCGACTCGCGCGCTCGATCAACAAACTGCTGCTCGGTGAGCCCAAGCTTGCGCGCGTAGTGCGCTGCCCCTTGAAGGATTGCTAGCTCCTCGTCGCCTATCACGCTGCCCTCACCCGCTGTGCGCACGACGCGCAAAGCTCCTCGCTGTGCCGCTCGACGAGCTCGTCGATGCGTGCCCGCACCCGATCCCGGGCCGCCACATTGGCGGGGTCCTCGCGTGGGTCGGGTGGCTTCGGCGGGATCGCCGCGATGAGCCGCTGCTTGATCTCGAGCTCGATCTTGATGGCGTCGCGCATGCGCACCATGTCGAGCTCAGCGATCGCGTGCTGGATCATGCGCCGCAGGGCGGGCAGGTACTCGCTGCCGATGACCCCGAAGAGCACCTCGCCGAGCACGCCCGGCTCGAGCTCGAGCAGCTGCTGCTCGGACAAGGCCTCGAGCGCGGCGTGGGTCACGCGAGGTGCGGGCGGGGACGGGGGCGCCTCCCCCTGCGCTCGAGGCCGCTTTCGAGGCCTTCCCGTTCGAGCCGTAGGCAAGTGCTCGCCGGCGGCCTCGGCATGCCGCAGCTGCCGGCTGATGTTGGACACATGCATGTCGAATTCAGCCGCAATGCGCGCAAGGGTCCACCCCGAGCGCCGCAGCGCGAGCGCTTTCTGCATGGCCGCCTTCGAGAGCTTGGGCGCTTGTCCGGACTTGGCCATGGCTTACCTTGAAAAACCCAATGTTTTCGCTGGTTCCGCGAGGGAGG